CCATAGTAAATGTAACCGGACTGCAAGCCACAGGATTTACTAACAACGTACTGGTCTGGGGTGAAATCGTACCGAACCAAAACGCAAATTGGACGGAAATAGCGGCATGAAGACAGTAAACGAAGCACAACAACTGGGCGACGCCATAGTCCCCAAGCATGAAATTGAAGTGGTATGCGCTAACTGCGGCCACGATTTAGACGAGTCTGAACTAGACGCTGACACTTGTTCTGATTGCGGCGAAGCACTAAACTTGCGTCAGAATACAAAGATTTACGCGACAAGCATCCCGCCTGCTGGCGGTTCTACCTTAGTATAGGTACTGGAGAATTTAAATGGCTACTTATGTAAACAACCTCCGGCTCAAGGAGATCACCACCGGTGATGAGGACGGCACTTGGGGCACCAGTACCAATACTAACCTTGAGCTAATCACTGACGGTTTTAGTTACGGCACAAAAGAGATTGCCGCTGATGCTAACCAAACCTTCACTATGCCTGACGCCACAGCAGATGCTACGCGCTCTCTGTATTTGAAATTTACTTCGGCAGTCGATTTAACAGCAACTCGTGAAATTACGCTTGGGCCAAACACGGTATCTAAGACGTGGATCATTGAGAACGCTACTACTGGCAGTCAGACTATTACGATTAAGCAGGGTTCAGGCGCTACGGTAGACGTGGCTAACGGCTCTAAAGTTATGGTCGTTACAGACGGTGCGGGCGCAGGAGCTGCGGTTCTTAACGCTAATCCCACAGGGGAGGCAGCGGGCGTTCTTCCTATCGCCAACGGTGGTACAAACGCAACAACGGCGAGCGCAGCACGAACAAGTCTGGGTGTGGATGCCTATCCCATCCAAAAAGGCGCAAACTATACAGCACTAGTAGGTGACAACATCGTAGTTACAGCAGGTGGTATTACTATTACTCTCCCTTCTTCGCCAAGCGCAGGAGACACGGTAGGCATAAAAGACGGCACAGGCGCAGCAGCTACCACTACATTCACCGTAGCGCGTAACGGAGAGAACATTGCCTCTGATGCCTCTGACTTGGTGTTCGATAAAAACTTTGCCGAGATTACTATGATGTACATAGACGGCACTATTGGTTGGAGCGTATAGATGAGCAACTTGTCGGAACTTCTGCCGACAGGCGGCGGACAAAATGTTGTAGAGTTAACTGCCGATGGTGCTATAACCGCAGGTCAAGCGGTTGCACTACAAAGTGACGGAACTATAGCTCCCATAACAGAAACAAGTGTTGCGCAAGCTATTGGTACGCCTGTCGCGTTTTCTTCCGGCGGGGCAAGCGATTTTTCCGTTATGTTTGACGAAGCCAGTGAAAAAACGGTTATAGTGTATAGAGATCAAGCAAATAGTAATAGAGCCACGGCGGTCGTTGCTACCGTATCAGGCACTTCGATTTCTTATGGCACGCCAGTAGCTTTTAGTGCCGCTAGTGCCAACGCTGTTAATGCTATATACGTCCCTTCTATAGAAGGCGTAGTAGTAGTTTTAACCCAAGGCAGTGTTATGCGTTGTTTTACCGGTGTAGTTTCTGGGACTAGTATTAGTTTTGCTGAACAAGCCCAGTTTGGTACTGGTTTTAGTTCTTATACTGCAATTACGTATAACTCAAGAGACAACTTAATAGTAGTAGCTTGGGCGGATGGAAGTAACTCAAACTACGGAACGGCAAGGGCAGCACGAGTTTCTCGTGGTAGTGTTATATGGGGGACGGCAATAGTTTTTAACTCCGCCACTACCCGTTATATATCATGTGCGTACAACTACAATTTTGATTATTTTGCCGTTGTTTATCAGCCAAACACTAGTTCACCGCTTACTAGTAAGGTTGTTTCCTTTACCCGCAGTCTTTATTCTACCTCGGCAGACTTTAATACTTTCTATGGCCCTCAAGGTTTAAACGTATCAAGCCCGTCATTGTCTAGCATGGCGGCTGTACCAAACACCGATCAGTTTATTGCTATTTCTCAAAATGAGTTTCGTAGAGGCTCTTTCTCGCCCGATTATGGAATAAGTTGGGACCCCCTTACTGAATATACTATTCCGACCCTAATAACTAAAGCGACTGTTTTGTGGCTGCCCAATTCAAGCCAATACCTTATAGTAGGGGAAGATCCTCCAGATGCGCAAGCAGTATTGGCCACTCCGTTAGGCGCTAACACTCTTATAGGTAGTCCTATAACTCTCGATACACCTATAGATCAAGGCGCCGCGGCGGGTTACGACCCTATACAAAAGAAAATAGTTGTGGCTTACGAACACACCGACCCCTCAACAGCAGGGAAAGCCGTAGTTTTTCAAAACGCCTACTCGTATTCAAATAACGCTGATTTTATAGGCTTTGCCGTAGACGCAATAGCTGACGGTGCTTCGGGTAATGTAAATGTGTACGGGGGTATTAGCGAAAACCAAACGGGGCTTACTCCAGCGAGTGACTATTATATAAAATCAGACGCCTCATTAGCGGAAGAAAGTAGTATTCTTGATATAGCTAGTAGTACGTATGCCGGAAATTGTTTTAATGTTGGCGTTCAAGACTTCTCCCCACAGGGCATTGCTTTTAATACTGACGGCACTAAGATGTTTATCGTAGGCATTGGAAACGATAGCGTTTATCAGTACTCTCTAACTACTGGGTTTGATTTAAATACCGCTTCCTACGACTCAGTAAGTTTTTCTGTTGCTTCTCAAGATGCCGACCCTAGAGAGCTAGAGTTTAATACTGACGGCACTAAAATGTTTGTTATAGGCAGTGCTTCTGATGCGGTATATCAATACTCGTTAACTACAGGTTTTGACTTATCGACGGCTTCTTACGACTCAGTAAGTTTTTCGGTTGCTACTGAAGATAGTAATCCATACGGTTTTACGTTTAACAACGATGGGACTAAGATGTTTGTTTCGGGTCTTGGCTCTGATAGCGTTTTTCAATATTCTTTAACTACAGGTTTTGATCTATCGACGGCCTCTTACGACTCAGTAAGTTTTAACGTTTCCTCAGTGTTTGCAAATCTTGGCCAAGTTAAATTTAACCTCGATGGAACAAAGATGTTTTTACTAGATAGCAACACAAAAGGCATAGTCGAGTTAAATTTGTCCACGGCTTTTGATATATCAACAGCGTCGTTTTCCTCGGGTATTTCAATATGGACTGACGACAGCCTCGCTGGCGTGCCAAATCAGCCTAATTCATTTACTTTTAATAGTGACCATACAAAGTTTTATGTAGTGGGCCGCAGCCCCAATGGTGTGGCTGAATTTACTATGAACCCTAGCCCTACAAACGTAAAAGTAGGCAAAGCGATTTCTACAACCGCAATTAACTTGGTGGATGTGTAATGAGTAATCTTTCAGATTTACTGCCAGCGGGAGCGGGCGGCAAACAAGTTGATTTTGTGGCTAGTGGAAGTTTAACCGCAGGGCAAGCGGTCGCTATAAAAACAAACGGCAGCATAGAAAGTATTAGCGCATCTAACTATACCAATTTTGTAGGGGTAACAGACGCAGCCATTTCCGACACAGAGACAGGCAGTGTAACGATACAGGGAGGGGTAGCCACTAATCTAACGGGCCTTACTCCCGGTTTAACTTACTATGTAAAAACTGACGGTAGTTTGTCGGCGGAAACTTTTTACATAGCCAACGCGGTACTTGAAGCTAGACTTAGCACAAAAACTGTAAACGACGAGCCACAAGATGTAGCTTTTAATGATGACGGCACTCGCATGTACTTGCTAGGAGCAGATGTTGATTACATCTGCCAATATTCGTTAAGCACCGCATTCGATTTATCAACAGCTTTCTATTTACAACAAAAATTTCGTGTAGATGCCCAAGATACGTTTGCTAGAGGGATTGCTTTTAGTGCAGACGGCTCTAAGATGTTTATGACGGGCATAGCTACTAGCCTCGTGTACGAGTATGACTTGCCTTTGCCGTTCGATGTGACTTCAGCGGTGTATAACTCCGTCAGTTTTTACCCCGGAAGTATTGGTCAGACTAAATCGCTTACATTTAATAACGACGGCACTAAGATGTACGTTGTTGGCACGAGTACCGTGTATCAATATTCGTTAACTACAGGCTTTGATCTATCAACAGCCTCTTACGATTCGGTAAGTTTTGCCGCTACTACCCAAGACAGCGCTATTGAAGGTGTAGAGTTTAACTCAGACGGCACTAAGATGTACCTTGCTGGCACTGCTAATAATAGCGTTTACCAATACTCGTTAAGTACTGCGTTTGATCTATCAACAACCTCTTACGATTCGGTAAGTTACCCCACTGCACCCCAAGGAAGTGCTCCCAACGGGCTAGCTTTTAGTTCAGATGGCACTAAGATGTATATTACGAGTGATACTGCTAATAACGACGTAGGCGCAAATCATACTATCTATCAGTATGCTACCGTACCGGGCGTGCTAGCAGGCAAAGCGTTATCCTCTACCAGTTTAAACTTGAGTAACGACGAATGAGTAATTTATCTGAGCTTCTTCCTGCTGGAGCGGGAGCGAAAACAGCGCAGTTTACTGCTAGTGGAACTTTAACTTCTGGCCAACTAGTTGCGGTGCAAAGTGATGGGACTGTGGCCGCTATTTCCTCTTTAAACTATACCAATTTCGTAGGTGTTACAGCCCAAGCCATAGCAGACACCGCTACAGGCTCAGTGGTATTACAGGGCGGGGTGGGTGTTAATTTAACAGGGCTTACCACGGGCTTTAGTTACTTTTTATATCCTGACGGTTCTTTACAATTGGCCGGAGAGCGGTTTGCCGGTAGTGTTTCTAGGGGAGTCTCTCTTAGCACGGTGCTTGATGTAAGTGCTACGGATACTTTTATATCGGGGTTAGCCTTTAGCCAAGACGGGACAAAATTATTTTTGGTAGGCACTGGAAGCGATAGCGTTTATCAATACTCGCTAGCTACAGGCTTTAATTTATCAAAAGCTTCTTACGATTCGGTAAGTTTTTCTGTTGCTACTGAAGATGGTAACCCGTACGGCGTTGCTTTTAACACCGATGGCACTAAGATGTTTGTCGTTGGGTATACTAGCAGAGCGGTCTACCAGTACTCGTTAAGTACTGCGTTTGATCTATCAACAGCCTCTTACGATTCGGTAAGTTTTTCTTATGCCGCGCAAGGTATTAATGTAGCAGGGTTTACGTTTAATACTGATGGCACCAAGATGTTTCTCACAAACAACTCCACAGTATACCAATACTCGCTAACTACAGGTTTTGATATATCAACGGCTTCTTATGATTCTGTAACTTTTTCCACTAGTCCCCAAAGCACTAATTTGCGTGGGTTAGCTTTTAACTCAGACGGAACAAAAATGTTTGCTTCAGTTCGTTTTGATGAAGTTTTTCAGTATTCGTTGTCTACCGGTTTTGACATATCTACGGCTTCGTTTGACTCAGTAACTTTAGATATCAACTTACTTGGCGAGTTGGGTCCATTAGTTTTTAGCGGAAATGATAAGATGTACATAATTAACAACGGTGACTACGTTTACGAATTTCTCACCCCTTTATATGACAATGTGTTTGTAGGAAAAGCTCTATCGCCAACTTCACTTGTATTAGGGGGCTAGATTAGTGAAAACTATAGTATGCGACATGAACTGCTCCAAGTACCTGTTTGCTGACGACAAGCAACTTAACATCACAGCAGACCACATCGAAGTAGGCGACCCTGCTAACTTGGATTTTATTATTAGCGACCTTAACGCTAATAACTCTACGCTGATCGAAGGCGTGACTGAGCCAGAAGATTGGTACGGTTGTAAGTACAACTACGTCGATGGTGCTTGGGAGTTATGCCCTGATTGGATTGATCCGCGTTTGGAAGAAAATCAGGTATAGTGTAGGCATAGCCAAGCAGTAGGAGTACCCATGAGATGACCGAGTTAGAGCTAGAAGCGATGATACAGCGTGCTGCGGAGGCGGGGGCTAAAAAAGCCTTACGTGACGTGGGTTTAAGTGACGACAACGCTGTTCATGACATGCGTGAGATACGCGACCTTTTAGACTCTTGGCGGTCAGCTAAACGTACTGCGGCAACTACCGTGATTAAGACCTTTACCTATATCTTCTTAGGTGCCTTGCTAACGGGGTCCTACTTTAGTTTTTTCAATAAGCCATGATGAGCCATGACACACCTATTTTTGTTATATGTTCTGGTCAACGGCCAGATACAGTCTTCGGACATGTATTTCTATGATATCAATAGGTGCAATTACTTTGCTACAGCTATTGTCAGGGGGAAGGTAGAGCGGACCCTTAATTACGAACCCCGAGGCGTGGCCCTCGCTGCATATTGTTTGCCCCGTGTGGCAGACCCCGAAACAGTGAGGGCTTACTGATGGACCCCGTAACAATAGCTGCTTGTATATCCGGTGCTAGTCGCGCCTACAACATGGTTGCCAAAGCTGTAAATGCCGGACGCGAGATAGAAGATACGGCTCAGTACATAGGTAAGTTTTTTGACTCTAAGGAGAAAATCCTAGAGATAGAGAAAGAAAACCAGTACGGCCCTAAGCTCTTGCGAGGCTCGTCGGTAGAGGCTCAAGCCTTAGAAATACAGATGGCAAAGCACAAGACGCAGCAGATGGAGGCTCAGCTTAGGGAGATCATTGTACTGTACGGACCGGGCGAAGCTTTCTACAACGAGATGATGAAAACACGGCGCACGATACGCGCAAAACGCTTGGCTGAAGCTGAGGAGCGGGCCACCAATCGGCGGTTAATGATTGACGGCGGTTTAATAATGTTAATGGCAGCGGCTACTATGGGCGCTATTGTTGGAATGATAAGGTTGGTAACTTAAAATGAAACTAGACCCTGTTCTTCTGAACATGGCCTGCTCGTGGTCAATAAAGGCATATAAGGAAAAGAACAAGGACGCCATTAAGATAGAGTCAGCACTGACTTCTACTACAGCCTACGTAGTTAAGCGTAAGACCATCGACATTATAGTGTTCCGTGGTACTCAGCAGTTGGGTGACTGGGCGTTTAACTTGCTACCTGTGCCTGTACCGTATGCCGGTCGGCTGTGTCATGGTGGGTTTGTCGCCGCTCATGCGTCCGTCTGGGATGAGATTGAAGAGCATATAGACTACAATAAGCGCACCCTAATCTGTGGGCATAGCCTCGGTGGAGCACTAGCGGAACTGTCCGCTGCAAAGCTAAAAGGCAAACACGACAACCTGAGCCTGATTACCTTCGGTAAGCCCAATACGTTCTTTAAGGGCTTTAAGCGGGCTATGACGTTAGATAACCAGATTTCAGTTATAAACGGCAGCGACTCTGTACCCCGCGTGCCTCGACTATGCTACGGACCGAGCAAGTCCCAAGATATGCTGTACTTCTCAAACGGTGGCGTGGACTACATCAACCCCAGTAAGTACCTTCGTAGGAAGGATCGGGGCATTAAAGATAGAGTCTCAGACCACTTTATGGACGGGTACAAAGCCCGCTTAACTAAGTTCCTAGAGGACCAGAAAAATGGTAAGACTGGCGTTGATATTTAGTGTTGCACTGCTCATGGCTTCCTGCACTACCGTAGAGCAAGTTATTCAAAACAAAGAAGTTTATTGTTCTGGTATGTATAAAGGCATCCGAGCAGTGGGCCGTGGCGCGCTTACAATGACTACAGGTGCTGTAGTAGAAGATGTTTGTGACAAGATAGATGATATCGTAGCTGAAGAAAACGTAGAGGAAAACGCCGCTGACGGCGTAATCAAAAGTGCTGACTAATCTGTACGACTTTGCACAACTGATACTATTGTTGAAGCAGTTATGACCGAACAACTACTTGAGATGCTTAAACGGCACGAAGGCGTGAAGTCGCATATATACCGGTGTAGTGCCGGTTTTTGGACTATAGGTGCAGGCCGGAATGTAGACCCCAATGGTGGGTTAGGTCTGTCAGACGATGAAGTCGATTACCTGCTAGAGAACGACATAGTACGCGTTATTAAGGAACTTTCTTCGGAATATCCGTGGTTTAGGGGTCTTGATGACGTACGAAAAGATGCTATTATAGACATCAGTTTTAACCTTGGTGCCACTAGACTTCGTGGTTTCAAGCGCGCATTGGCTGCTATGGAAGTGGCCGACTACAAATTGGCCGCAAAAGAATTCTTAGATTCCAAGTGGAGTCGGGACGTGAAAGGCCGTAGCCACGAACTCGCAAGCATGATCGAGACTGGTGAATACCTACTATGAGGTTTGTAAATGCCGCTTCAGAAACTACAGTTCAAGCCCGGGGTTGACCGCGAGAATACCCGCTACGCAGCCGAAGGCGGTTGGTACGAGACCAACAAAGTGCGTTTCAGACGGGGTATGCCTCAGAAGATCGGTGGGTGGGTGCGCCTGTCTAATGCTACTTTTCTTGGCATCTGCCGCTCTATGCTCAACTGGATTACTCTGGGCGGGCAGAATCTTGTTTCCGTAGGCACTAACCTCAAGTACTACATCGAGCGTGGTGGGGCTTACTATGACATTACCCCTATCCGTTCCACGGTAGTTCTTACTGATCCCTTCACTACCTTTTTAGGCTCTGCGATTGTCCGTGTAGATGACGTTGGTCATGGTGCGCTTGAAGGAGACTTTGTTACGTTTAGCGGAGCTACTGCGGTTGGCGGTCTTACTCTAAACAACGAGTACCAGATTAGCCTGATCGACTCTGATTCTTACACTATTACTGCTGAGACTACTGCTTCCTCTACCGCTACGGGCGGTGGCACTGTTACTGCGGCATACCAAGTCAACACGGGCAACGAGATTTCTGTGCCTTTTACTGGCTGGTCTGCGGGTACTTGGGGTTCTGGCACATGGGGTTTTGGCGGTACTACAGATGCCCCTATTCGGCTATGGAGTCAGGCTAACTTCGGTGAGGACTTATTCTTTACTTACCGTGGCGGAGCGCCTTTATACTGGGATGCAAGCAACGGGGTTACTACCCGTGCGGTGTACGTATCTTCTCTTGGCGGTGCGTCAGACGTTCCTGTCATAGCTAACAAGGCGTTCGTGTCAGACATCTTCCGGTTTGCGTTCTGCTTTGGTGCGAACGATCTGGGTACTAGCGTGCTTGACCCTATGCTTATACGTTGGTCTGACCAAGAAGACGTAGCTAACTGGACGCCCCTCCCTACTAACCAAGCCGGTGACCTGCGCCTCTCCCGAGGCAGTGAGATTGTCACCACGCTACAAGCACGTCAGGAAATTCTGGTCTGGACTGATACCGCTGTGTACGGCCTTCAGTACTTAGGTGCTCCAGAGGTTTGGGGTGCGCAGCTACTTGGTGACAACATCACTATAGCAAGCCCTAACGCGGCGGCGTACTCAGGCAACCTAGCCTACTGGATGGGTACAGATAAGTTCTACATCTACGACGGTACGGTTAAGACGCTCCCCTGCTCTATTCGTAGCTACATATTTAACGACTTTAACTTCTCTCAGTATGACCAAGTTGTGGCAGGTACTAACGAGCGATTCGACGAGATTTGGTGGTTCTACTGCTCTGAAAACTCTACCCAGAACGACCGCTACGTGGTCTATAACTACCTGCAAGACATTTGGTACTACGGCACGCTATCGCGCAGCGCTTGGATCGACGCTGATCTGAGAGAAAACCCCATGGCGGCTACGTACAGCAACAACTTGGTCAACCACGAAGTGGGCTACGACTGCCAAGAAACTGCTACGCCCTTCCCGATTACAGCTACGCTAGTGTCCTCTGAGTTTGACTTGGACGACGGCGATAAGTTTATGTTTGTTAAGAGAATGTTACCTGACGTAACGTTTGAAGGTTCTACGGCTGATGCCCCTGCGGCTACTATGACTCTATCTCCTATGGAGAACTCTGGTTCTGGGTATAACAACCCGCTATCGGAAGGGGGTAACAGC